TATTGTTGTATAGTCGCTAAGAATTCATTTCCTATTGTGTTGTCGTCGTATTCTTCAGCCGCCATAACATTACTGCGCCAATTTTCACGCCTTACTGTTCCAAACTGCTTCATGCTTTCTTGAAGTTTAGCCTTGATTTGTTCTTCTCTTTGTAGTCTTTGGAAATGGTTTTCTATCTGTCTATCTAACAATCTAATCTCAATCTTGTCGTTTAGCGATAAGTCAAACAACGCTTTCATAACCATTATTCCACCAACTGTAATAAGACCAAACAAAACAGAATGCGCTAATGGCCCATATGGAAAACTTAAACCATACGAGGAATAGAAATACACATTCGCTCCGCTAACCGTTCCGACAAATAAAATTGTCATAATTAACCTTGTATCTTGACTTAGTGCCGCCATAATAAAACCTCAATTGAACTCTACGGAGATGTTGGCCGTTGAACTTCCTGCTTCAGTTATTTCTAGGAATATTCCATTCCTACACAAAACACCATGCATGTCATATTCAAGATTATAATGCCCTGTAGAACTGTGATGTATTCTTGCTACTTCAGTTCCCGTATTATCTGTTCCATTGAAAACTTTAACGGTAACTGCGTCACCACCTGCAATTGTAATTGCCGCATGAATGCTAATCAACTTAGCACCTTCATTACTCACAACCGCACTTGCACCTAATACACCACTACTTCTGCATCCGCCTATACCTGCCATACTCTCACCTGTTCAATTGTTGGAGAAAGACTCCACCTATTTAATGTAGCGATTACTCTTTCTTTGCTTTAGAAGAAGTTTTTGCTCTTGGTTTAGGTTTGGGTTTAGGTTTTGCCTTTGCCTTTTTAGGTAGAAGTTCGTCTGCTAATTCCTTAACAGTAGAAATATCTTGACCAGTTTCTTTACAGCCCAATAAAACAAGTTTCTCATCTAATGCTAATAACTCTTCACGGTCTTCTTCACCAAATTTAAAGAAATAATTTGGGTCGGAAAGACGAAGGACAGCCCATTTTACCGAGACTGTCGCTTCTTCTTTCCTTGTTATTTCTTGCTTTGGTGTAATGTTAAGCCTACCAATTTTTGAGTCATCAGTTAGTCTAACTGTTACCAATCAAGCCACCTCAAAGGTTTCCGTAAACTCTTACTCTAAACGAATATGTAGTTGTATCACCGTTTGATTCTTCTGCCGGAGTTGCTTGTAGCAATTCTTGAACCAGTAGAACAAATTGAGAACTGCTACTATATGCACCAGTTCCGGCTGAACACATAATTATTCCAGTAAAAGTTATGCTCTCTTGACCTGTAATGTGTGCAGAAGTAATTGTAGATAGCCCTAAAGATTCAGCAGTAATAATGTTACCACCGTTTAGTCCATTAACATAAGTTGTAATATCAATAACTGCATCAACGACATATTCATCACCGCTAACCTTTGGCCTAGCAACGCCTTTATGGTCTGCCAATAATGTTACTGTATGTGCCATTATTAACCACCTTACTGTCCAATTGCCATGAAAGTTCCTGTATCGCTACTTGAACAAACAATTGTTACATCACCACTAGCCAAAGGTAGTGTTTCATTAACAACTGCTACTGCCGCTTCTGTTGCTGAACCAGTATGTCCTAGTATGCAGACATCTACACGGTTTAGTCCGGTTTGGATGTCTCCACCTGTAACCGAAGCCGCATTCCATGTCCCGTAGACAATCTTCATGTTTCCTTCTAATATTTGCTCATTTTCTATTGTAAAACTAAATGCCATATTTCTTCACCTCATTGTATGTTTGTTATCTTTCCTTGTCCTCTAAAGAATGAACATCCTACTTCACCAATTGTTCGGTATAATGCCCTGTTACCTAGAGTTCCAACACCGAATGGATTTCCGTTAGCAATACCATCTTCAAAGTATTGAGTTGGCTTCATAACGGATAGCCACAAGTGGTCAGTATCAAGGAATAGTAAATCACTTAGTTTAGTAGAAGCACTACCAGTTTGAGCCATATCCTTTACAGGAATAAGTGGCAAATCATAGTAAGTAGCAACTCTAAATCCAACTTCTTGACCCTTTACACCACGAACACCATTTACAGTTGGAACAATCTCCTTTCTGTCCATGAATCTTTCTTGGCTTTGTAGCAAGTCAGCAATCGCTTGAATAGTATCATAACCTGTTAGAATAACCTTTGGAGAACCACCGGCTAGTCTTAGATTCCTAATCATATCATTTAGTCTTGTTAGAGTTAGTGAACGGACATCTCCTGACGCATAACCACTACCAAAGTCTACTTCTGCATCTAGGAAAGAAGCGGCACTGAATCTCTCTCTACCGTAAATTTTTCCTAGAGCGTTAGAAGCGGAAGTTGTATCAGTAGCAATAACACCACCATCAATTGCTAGAAGTTCTGCTCTTGAGGTAATGACCTTGTTTAGAGAAGTATAGTTGTTTCCGATATTTGGCATAGCGGATGATTCACCATAATGTTCTAGTGGCATAACCAACATTTTGTTTTGAACTTCAGCGTGATGCTTACCCATATCTTCACGCATTTGCGCTCTAATATCGCCAATACCATCATCAATTTGTGCCATTTCCATAGCAAGTTCACTGAAATCAAATTGGTGTGCAACTACTTTAGGACTCATGTTGAGTTGTGCATAAGTTGGTGCAATCGGGCCAAGTCCATCAGCCGCAGTTGAAAGTCCTGCATTTTCAGGAACACCACCAATAAGGTCTGCTCTTGGACTATCCGAACCTAGTTCTGCTAAGTTTTGAGTCCCGCTTGTATCAACAGTAAACAAGTTACCGCTTCCACCGGCAGGTCGTGATTGTAGAACTCTCCATCCACTAGAGGAATATGGTCTCTTTGAAATCATTGAAAGAGCATTGACTTCTCTATTCAACATTGACCATACTTTTTGTCCATAAACAATATTGTAAAGTGCTGATACATCACTAACAGCACTACCGGAAAATGCCGGAGAACCATCATGTCCTGTGTGTATTCCACCAATAGCACCGGCTTGCTTCAAAAGAGCGTTACCGGCAGGTAGATTGCTTATTCCATATGTGCTTGCTTCTAAATCTGCGATTGTGTTAATATAACCTGTCATCTTAAATTCCTCCTACCATTTTGTGAATGTCCGACCAATCCATTTCAGCCATCTCATCCATGCTTGGGAGTTTAATTGCGGATTCTTGTTGAGCCTTTAGGATAGTTTCCTTTTCTGCTGTCAAAGATTTCCTTAGTTGGGTAAATTCATCCTTAAGAGAAGCAATCTCGCTTTGTGCATCATAGTTTTGCTTTGCGATAACATCTTCTCTTTGTGAAACTTCTCTTGCGAATCTTGCTTCAAAAGACTTCTTTAGGTTGTCGTAAGCAAGTGCTTCAAGTTGCTCTTGTCGGAAAGCCTCATATGCTTTCTCAATGTTTCCAACAGACAAATCAAGAGTATCAAACTCTCCGTTGTCAAATGCCTTTACAACAGGCATGTCGGAAGCAGTTGGCTTACCACCACTAATAACGATACGGTCAGCAGGTTCTCCAATTTGGTTTCCAGCACCATCAAGAGTTCTTACATATGCCTTGGCTTCATCATCTTGATATTCGCCCATGCCCTTTTCATCTTCATCATCTTCCATTTCCAACTCATCGGTAGGTATATCTTGACGCTCCATCATTTCATCCATCATTTCGTCATCTTTATACATGCCTTTTTCTTCACCATGCATACCCTTTTCATCTTCATGCATTCCTTTTTCATCCTGCATCTCTTCTTCTTTACGAAGCGTATTTACTTCTTCTAGCAAAATGTCTAGTTCTGCTAGAGCCTTTTCCAGTTTATTACTCATATTTTTGTCTCCTGTATCTTGTTTCAAAATATCAAATCTCGCTTCGGGATTAATTCCTTTTTCGCATATAGTAATTTCATGCAATTCTAACTTGCTGATTTCATTATACTCACCCAAGTTTTCATGGCTTTTCTTTACTTTTTGGAGGGCTTGACCTCCTATGCTAAAAGACCTCAACGACCCTTTGCGAATATTTCTGCCAACTTCTTTGGCTTTCTCTATATCATCTCGTAGTTTAATTACTACAAAGAAACCAACATCATCTACTTCTGATTTCCAAAGCCTTCCTGTTTTGTCTCTATAAGAATCTACAACTTCTCCAACTTGAACATTAGAATGATTTGTCATAACATTTCTAAATTTAGTATCTCCCATAAATTTAGCAACTGCTTCCTTCAAAGCAGGTAATGTGATTAAATCATTTTGCTTATCTACGATTTCAATACTAGCATAGCCACCAATCATTAAGTCGTCACTTCTAGCCTTAAGAATGGTAAACCCATCATTTCTAGTTGCTAGAACTGCCGATGACATTGCGCTCAAAAGGAAAAAATTTTCTTTTAATATATAATACACACGGTCATTTTAAACAATTAGTCCTCTTTCGGAGGTAATTTAAGACTACTGTATTTATCTTCGTAAATATTCCATAAGCCCCTATCCGAGTCAGTATCAGCAGGTTTCTGTTCATAGCCTGTCCATGCTAACCACATTCTTTTTCCTTTAACTTCAAGCATTCTAACATGAAGTTTAGTTTCAAACTTATTACCATCTAAGAAATACTCATGATAGCCTTCCTTTTGAACACCTAACTTAACATTACCACTATCAATCAATTTGCGCTTAGATATGTTCTTAGCGACAATAGCAGGAAATTTACCTGCCTTACCAAAGAGTTCAAAGACATCATCTTGTGAATCTAATCTAACCATCCAGTTAATGCTCTCATCATCTAACTTCATTACTATGTTTAAGTTATCATCATCTCTAAGGTATATTTTAAACTCACCACTTCTATATTTCTCGGGAGTTTTATATTCTTTTTTGATAGTGTCCATCAATATTTTATCATGTTCAGCAAACAACTTTTTTGTTTTAGTGTCAAAGGATATTCCATCTCTATTTTCAAACCAATCTTTAACTCTACTTTCTTTGCTCTCTAGTATGTCTTGATATTTCTTTTTGTGATTCTTAACTAAGAAGTTATGAACTGCTTTAGGAGGCTGTGCGCCTTTTTCTTTTAAGAAATTAAATATAGCAACAGTAAGTTTAGACTGTTTAGTTTTCATTATTTCTTCTGCCTGTTCTTTCCACAAGTCTAAATCCATTAAGGCGTTCTTAGCCATTAGATTATTTTCTTCAAATCCATAGATAGTAAAACCATCCATATCGCTCTTAATTATAATGCTAGCCTCACCGTGAATATGGTCAGTAACCACGATTCCTTTTTCTACTTCTTCTACATTATAATTTAGAGATTTCTTTTTATCTTTAATCAACATCTGTAAAGTTACTAATTTATCCGGAGTCCTACCTTCAGCAATTTCATTTATTTGTGCTGAATAAACAACGGGCTTTCCTTTTACTTCTCTTACCTTATCAATTGAGACTCTAACTACTTCTCCGATTTCTGCTGAAATCTTAGTATTAATAGCACTACCAACTTCTAGGTATTCTACTCCCTCTATTTTTTCATCACCCTCTTCAACCGGCCCTGCTCCAAGTTTGTAGGAATAATTAGAACCGCTTTTCTTTTTATCTAATATAATCAAATCTAATTCAACAAAGGGTTTCCATCTAATCCACTTAGGGTTTTTCTTAGTTCCTAGATAATATGTAGATGTAGAATCTTTGATTACAACGCCTTCTGCTGTCGGCATCTCCATTATTTTCTTAGAGTATTCTTCCACATCTTTTAAATTGTCAGCAACTCTAGTATCTTTTTTAGAAGGGAATGTCAAAGGAACAGAAGAATGTATGGAGTAATTGTTAAACATTATCTGCATTCTATTTTCTAATGTGTCTTCCATTAGACTCTCTTCGTTGTGTCTCATAATATCAAAGACATGAATTCTAGGTTTACCATCTTTTTTACCTGCTAAAAAATCTGCGGCATCTTTTCTTTTTAAAGCGTCATCACCATCAAATAAAACTAAAGAAGCATCTAAAATACAATCTCCAAATCTTTTTTGTTTTAAATCCTTAACAGCCTCTTGACATTTATCTGAAATATTATTCTTTTGATAATCAAATATTTTTACATTACCATCTATTTTATGCAACTGAACTCTAACTCCATCATATTTTTCCTGAACATAATATTCTCCGCTAAAGCCCTTTAATTCATTCATATCCTCTATTGTAAATATTCTATACATTGGCTTATTAGGAATAACAAAATCACTTTCTGCTTTTTCTTCTTCCGATTTTTTTTCTTTTAAGATAAGTTTGTCATCCCTTTTCCTATCTTTCTTAGCCTTTTCTTCATCCATATCTGTATCTATATCTTCTAAATCAGCCCATTCTTCTTTAGTGTTCTTAGATAAGAATATTAATTCTAACATACTCAAGGCGGATTTAACTTTTGATTCTACTTTTTTAGAGTCTTTACCATCACCATAATGTTCTATGATGTAGAGTGCAACATCATCAACTTCTAAATCTAATCCTGTCAAACCGTCTGTAATATCATCCGGTTTCATATCTTTTATTTGATATATTTCTTTAGGCAATGCTTTGTTATCCTCTCTAATGGCATAGTGAACAAACTTAATCATAAGTTCGGGTGAATCCAATAACGCCTCTAATACATTGCCTTTGAATTTTTTAGCGAAAGGGTCACTAACTTCATCGGAAGAATATCTTAATGCCTTAATTCCTTCATACAATTTTTCAGCATTGTTAGTGCTAACATCGGAAACATCTTTTGCTTCTAGCAAGTCTTCATCAATAAAATCTTTCAGTTCATTTGAAAGTGCATCTGTTCTCTCATACGAATCTCTAATTCTATTTACTGCGTTTCTCCATTTAGAACCGTATTCCTTCGGGTCGGTTCTTGCTGAAAGATAAGCGACTCTTGTTCTTTCAAAGAGTCTTAGAATATCTGTGGATATTGACTTATCCTTTTCAATAAGGAGGGGCATGTGAAATACCTCAAATAATAGATTCAATGTTTCTTGCTATTGCTACTGCCCCATCATTGTCGTCATTTATGAGCCTAGAAATTTGTTGTATAGCGTCAAAATTATTTCTATTCGTTGTAGTTGGATTTTCTCTCAAATTCGCATACAGTTCTTCTACCAATCTATTAGTTGTAAATTCCAACTTGCTCAGTAAATTTCGCATATCTTTAAAATCCTTTTTTATAATTCTAATTTTAAAAGGCTCTTTTGGCTTATCCTGTTTCTTTAAACTCTCACCGGCTAAACCATACCCTTCTTTCTTTTGAGTTTGATTAGTAATCTTAGAAACATCTTGAACTTTAGGCCGCTTAATTTTAACTTCTTCTACGCTAGTATCTACTCCTTTTACTTGAGTAGGTTCTATGTTCATTCTCTTTTTTTCGCTTAATTCTTCTTTAGCCAATCTTGCTTTTTCAATAGCAAGGCTAACTATTCTTTCTTCTTTTGTTACTCTTTCCGGCATTACTGACCACCTACATTTTCTACCATCTTATGAATATCTTTCCAGTCCATATTTCCAACATCTTTCAGTGGTGAACCTGCACCAATTGTATTATCCATTTTAGGGGTTGGAGTATCAACAACAACAAAACCGGACTTCATCAATAGGTTATCATCATTGTAAACGGCTTTCTCTAAACTTTCTATTTTAGCACTAAGGGCTTTAATAATTTCAAGTAGTTCTTGATTAATTGTATTTTCTTCGCTCATCTTTTTTCACCCTTTGATGGATATACTAAATCTCTTAATTGTCTGTAAAGCAACTCGTAGTCCTTACGAAGTTCCGTAGCCGAAGCGACTATATCTATATTCCGTTCATCCATAGACTTCATTTTCTTTGTGAGTTTTTTATCGGACTTAACTAAATCTACATCTTTCAATGCTCTAATTAACTCACCTAATTTAGTAAAATCTTGACCGAAAAATTCTGTTGGTTGTGCGGCCTGTAACACTTTCTTTAGACGCTTAGTTTGTTTTTTATCTAATGAGTCTAATATATTCTTCTTTACTTTCTTATCATCTTTTTTCATGATGATTTCTTTTCCATCATCATAGTAGTCCCATGTCATTCTTCTTCACCAACTTCTTTCTGTAATTCCTTTGTTCCTTTCTGTAATTTTATAACACTAGATTTGTATTGTCTTATTAGCGGTAAAAGGTCTTGACCTGCTTCTTTAACTACTCCCATTTTTTCATCTAATAAAATAGTTTCTAGTTCTTTAGCAGTTAAATTGACTTTTATTTTACTTTTCATATCTGCAAAGTTTATCACTTCATTACCAACTTCAAACATTTTTTCAAACTCTTTTAAGAATTCTTTTCTTAGTTTTGATTTTTCTATTTCAATAGAACTCATAGTTGATTCGGTTGTCATTTTTGCTTTTTCGGAAATTAATTTAGGCAGTATTTCTTTAAGCACTCTTTCTAAAGCATCCCTAGAAAGTTCATTCGTTTTATCTTCATCAACACGAACAGTATCTTTTTCTTTTCCTGATTTTCGTCTAACTCTAGGTAGTCTCTCTTCTCTAATATTACCTTCAATTTCCTCTAGCACATCGGCTAATTCTCTAGCCGTTTTTACTTTACCTAGTTTTATTCCTTGTTCTTTGTCTATGTAATATTCAAAATTATTTGCTAGAGTATTCTTAGTGCTTTCAATAAAAGAATCATCCACTTGTTTGAATTTTATTGGCCTCACTTCATCTTCGTCTGTCCCTAAAGTTTCAAAAAGTCTATCTTGAATTTGATTAATATATCTCTCAAATCTTTTTGTTTCTCCTATATCTTCAGATTCATACACACTCATATCAACTTCTTTGCCTTTAGACTGACTCGCTTTTGCAGAAGCAGTTTCACCTAAAGCATTCATTATTTTTTGTCGTTGTTCTTCGGTTAGATTTTCTTTCATTACTCCCTTGTATTCTTTTTTCTTCTCTTCTTCACTAGGTATCGAATAGGTAAGTATGGGAAGACTACTACTTCTCTTAGTCTTTGCTTTACCATCTTGCTTTATTTCCTTCTTTCTACTTTTTATGTTCTTATCGTATGCTGATAAATTTTCATTAATTACAAATTCTAACACGGTTCTTGCTTTTGCTTTTTCATCTGCATAATCTTTCTCGCTTGCCCCACTTCTTCTAGCAGTAAATTTAGTTGGCTCTAACTCCGGTCTTTCTGTCGGCATTCGGAATCGAGAAGTTTCGCTTTGTTTAGATAATGAGATATATTGTTTTCTAAACTGACTGTATTTTTTTACAAACTTGTTAATAACATCGAAGGTCTTTTCTAAATCATCCACTCTATCTTCATATTTCACAAACATAACTTCCAACGCTTTTGCTTCCTCTAGTATTGTTTCCTTTGCTTGCTTAGAAGATTTTACCTTTGCTTCCATTTGTTTTTCTGCTTCCGTTTCTTTTATCTCTCCAACATCTTTAGCAATCTCTTTTATTTTTTCAAAGTATTCTCCCAACATTTCCCCTGTTGGTTTTTCTTGTTTTTCTTTGCCTAAAGTTGGCAATATATTTAACTTGCGAGCAATATCTTTTGTAAACTTTTTACTTATGTCTACTTTATTTTTAATTTCTTTTATTTCTTCAATTGATTGGTATTTTACTTTTTTAGTATTAGGAGTGCCTTCACCATACTCACCTTTATCAAAAATATATTTGAACTCTTTTTCTTTTATTGGAATAACTGCTTCTAAGATTTCTATATCTTTTGTAAATCTACCAAAGAAACCATTTAAGAAATCATATACATTTTCTTGTATTTCCTCTTCTATATCATCTACATTATTTAGAAGTGTATCTCCAAAGACTTTAGATATAGTTGATTCTATTCCATCTAAATCTCTATTTTCTTCTCTAAGTTTTTTAGCCAAGTCTTGTATTTCTTTTCTTCTTTTTTGTCCTGCTTCGGTTAAATCTACAGGGTCTAAATCCATAGAATCTTTTATTGCTGTTAATAATATAGTTTCTAGTTTGCCTTCTTCAAACTCTTCACCAGTTTTTCCTTCTCTAGTTACTGTAGAACCTAATAATTTTTTAATTTCTTCTATTTTCTTTTTAATTTTTTGATATGCGTCGTTATTCTCGGACATAGGCAATGTTCTTGTCTCTACTGTTCCATCTTTACCAACATCATAATATCTAAATGATTCTATTTTGTCTTGTTTTTTTATTCTTTTAGATTGCCTTTCTCTTAATTCCTTTAATCTTTTATCACGGTCAATATATATTTGTGGCCGCATGTCGAGAGTTGATTCAAGTGGGTTTAATCCACCTTCTTTTATATTCTTTTTTCTATCTATTATTTTTGCCGCTTCTGCAATAGTAATATATCCTCTTTCAGTTACAGGTCTTAAGGCTAAAGCACCACTAATGGTTCTGTATTCATTTTCTTTTTTTGTTCTTTCTTTAAGTGCTTCTCCTAATCCTACACCTTCCCTAGAAATTGCTCTAGCGATTGTCCTTAGTATTTCGGGGCTAGCCCCATCTTTCTTTTTGGATTTGTATTCTTCGTCTTTTTCTTCAATGGCTTTAATTTTTTCATTGACTTTATCATTAGCCTCATTCCAATCTTTCTTTATTTTTTCTAAGGTCTTACCAGTATCTCTACCCTTTGTATCTATTCTACCGTAAATAGCCTCAATGACAAACAGGACATCTTTCATATTATAATCGGAAAATTGTTTTAACGCAACAGCCGCCCTTCTGTCTCTACTTTTTCTTTTTACTAAACTATCTTTAAAACTACGAATGGATTTTTCTAAATTATTATAAAATGTTAAAGTGGTTTGTTTCGGTGCGAAACCTGCTGATTCTTGTATTTTACCGCCTTGGCCGATAATCGTGGTTTTACCTGTAAGTGCCTTTTCTTGCTGTGCTACCTTGCCTTTTGTTTCAACTATCATTTCTTTTAGTTTATTTATTTTTTCAGATAGTTGTTTTACTTTTCTGCCTTTTATTTTGCCAAGGCCTGTTAATTCTATTCTATCGAGTTCTTTCTGTAAAACACCCAATACTCTTATGTAAACATTTAATTTTTTTCCGGCTTGTTTTTTATCTGTTAGCAATTGATTTAGTATTTTTTGCTTAGTTTTTTCCGTTGTTAATTCTCTTTTTGCTTGCACTTTTAAGAAATCCTTAAACAGTTTTTCATTCATTATTCTCTTAATTTCCGGAGTCGTAATATAACTCTCCAAATCTCGAAGTAAGTCTTTGTCTATGGTTTCTAATACTTTTCTGTAACTAACTTTTACTTCAACTGTTTTAGTCAATTGCATGCCGTTCTTGATAACTTCATCAAGCGTTCTAGCAAATTTTGCTAAGTCTTCATCAGTCAATTCATTTGCCTTTATGTTTTCCTCATTTCTTTTCAATTTGTTTTCTGCCAGTCTAAGGATTGTTTTTGCCTTTTTTAATTGGTCTTTGTTTGCTTTCGAAGGGTTTTTTATTTTCTCTAATCGAGCAATGAGTTCTTTTCTTTGCGCTATTTCCGTCATAACTTCTTTTACTTCTTTTTTTGTCATGACTTTTACAATCTCTTTACCGAATGCTCTCTTAGGTTTCTTCAAGGTATCTTTTACTATTCCTTTAACCTTAGAAACAAAATCCGGAAGTAAGAATGAAACTGAATCTTTAGAAGATGGTTTTGTTGGGTCGTCTAAAGTGTAGTCTCCGCTTTCTAGTTTAATAGCACCCCTTCCTCCTGCGAATGGAACATCTATAATATCTTCATATTGAAAGTAGTTTTCATTAAATCGTTCACTACTCAAATAGGCTTTGATTTCTGCTACTTTTACTTGAACAGCGATTGCCATATCACTTGCTTCTTCCAGTTGCTCTCGCATTGCCTGTTTTATTTTTGCATTAGATATTTTTACAGGCTTAGTTTGCCCTGCTTCTTTATCATATTCTTCGCCAACGATTAAGTCTTTACCTTCATTAATGTCTTTCAAAGCCTGTTCTTTTTTCTTATCTTTTTCAGCAACAATTTTCTTTGCGTCTGCTAATTGTTTGTTCATTTCTTGAACTCTTTTTTTGTATTGGGGAATCATTTTTTTTGCTTTGTCTTGTCTTCTTTTAAGACTAGGAATTAATACCTTTTCAGCAAATCCATCACCTTCTTTATATTCATGTTTGACTTTTACTAATTTTTCTAATTCGGCTATTGCGTCTGCTATAAATTGTATTGCCCCTCTTTTTTCATAAGCATCTATAATTTGTTCAGCACCGAATTTTCTTTGAGCAAAAGAAACAACACCGTATAGTTCTTGGCTATCTTTTATTTGTCTCTCTATTGAATCATATTCTCCGCCTTTAGGTTTTACCACACCTAAGTCTGCATCAATAGTAATGGCCTTACCTGCCGCCTTTTGTCGTTTAGCCTCTTCTTTTCTATCTTCAGCAACAGAACCAAAATCCTTCGCCTTTAGAATACTATCTTCTCTAACTTCTTCAATTAAACACTTCAATAGAAAATGAAGGTCATCTTCTTTATTATGCAAGATAGCCTTCACAAACATAGTATCGCCTCAAAATGGAATATTCTCTTTCTTACCTCTCCTTTTTTGTGGGGGTAAGATAACATCGGGAACATCATTAGATGCTCTTATTGCTTTATGAGTTGTGTCCGGTGGCAACCCACCAACAGAAAAATCACGATTCTTCGTAACCTTTCTAGTCTCATTTGCATTCTGTGTTCTAACTTTCGCCAACTCTTTCTTTAGTCTAATTTCTTTCTGTCTATTATCTTCTGTCATTAACCTGTCCTCCTTTCACTCCTTCTATCTACATTTTGATTACCTGCGTCTTCCGGTAATCCGCTTAATCTTTTATCCGGCCCAGTATTCATAGAAGGTTTATTTCTAGTAGCCGGTGGATTTTCTTGTGGTTTACTACCACCACTTTCTGCAAACTGTCTCGCTTGTTCGTCTAAATCTCTTTGGTCTAAGTTAGAACCTGCCAACGGGTCTGTTTTAACTTCACCATCTTTGCCTTCTTTCATTCCTTCTTCCGGTTTTGGTTCGGGCTTCTTGTAAGTAAAATTGCCATCTTCATCCATATCAACTTCAAATCCTAGATTCTTTATTGATGCGGCAATATTAACTTCTAACTCTTTCTTTCTTAGCCCTGCTATTTCATCTTCTTCTTCGCTAGGCGGTAATTTTAAGTTCCAATCTGTGATTCCAAACTGCTTAACTAGATATGGAAATACATAATTGTTGTAGACATTCTGCGCCATTTGAACGGCTCTATTAGTTACAAGTATCTGCATACCTTCATTGTTTAATCCACCGCTTGTAGTGTTATCAGCCATGAAGACTTTACTCACACCGTAGAACGCTGATATTCTGTCTCTCAAATCATCCTTAACAGAAATATAATCCATTTCTTTTAGACTATCCATAAACTTAATCCAC